CTGAAAACTTCGATTGCGCTGCGCGGGCAGTGGTATGTTTTCTCAAGCTGTTCTTTCGCGTCCTCAATGCTTGCCGCCGCTAGGGACACTTTAAGCGCGGGCTTGCCCGTACTGTCAGGAGGTATGAAGCCAATGAAGCGGTAGCACTGAAAGGCCACAGGCTTGCCCTTAGGCTTGCGGGCGTGGTAGACCATTGTTGCTTCGTAATGGTTAGATGTTTTCATTTTAGCACCTTTTGTTACCTTTTAGTGTACTTGTTACCGTTCACTATGCAAGGATCATAGTTTATAGCTATTCACTATGCAAGGACATAATGGGTAATTTTATTGCTTTTTGCAAAATATCCCGCGAGGCCCGCGCTATGGCCGGATAAGCTTCGCGCGGTATCATGCGCCGCCCTGTCGCGCACTGGTAGACCATAGCAGGGCTAAGCGCCACGATGTTCTCAAGCTCGCGCACACTTAGCCCCTTGCTATGCGGCAGGTCAAGGTCACTAAGAGCAAGCAACACGCGCCGATACAGCTCGTTTGTAGGGTTATTCGTTCGCCAGCTCAACAGTTGCTTGGCCCGCTGCCGCTTAGTTTTGACCATTGGCTAACCTTTCAACCCAGCGCTCTATTTCCGGCCAGTGCTTGGACGGGATAGGATATTTATGCCGGAACCAGTTGCACACGTTCGGCTGTGTTGTGCCAAGGTATGCGGCAATATCCCCTTGCGTCCTGCCAGTTTGCACCAACAAGGCTAAATATTTATTGCTGATTTGCATGCTCATGGCTTTAGCCACGGCAGCTGGGCGTCAAACTCTTTGCCAAGCGGAACAGATATGTCAATTTCTCCCAGCTGCGCAGCTTCCGCCGCCAGCTTTTTGTCCATGGGCGTTTGCTTGTATGTAGCCTCCCGCGTAACTGGCAGTTTATTTTGTGCCAAGTGCTCTACTAACACAAGGCGGGCGTATGCGGCGGGCTTCATAAATTTTTGAGCTGCAAGGCTTTCAAATTCACTTAGCCACGTCGGCGCTACGGTAATCACTAATTTAACGCTGTTTTTTTCCATTTTTACTACTCCTTTTTGGGGTTGATTTGAATACGTTTTATACTGGTTTTGAGTACGCTGCAACTCCTTTTTGTATACAAAACGTATTGTTTTTTACCACGGCACTTTGCATGAATGCGTGTTTTTTAGCTCAAAATGCCTGTTTTTAGCCCATGAGTGCATGTTTTTGCAAAGTGACTACGCGAGCATGGAATAATGTAACCCATTGATTTTGCTATTGGGTAATTTTATTGCGGGTATGTGTCATAGTGAGAGGTTGCACGCATGGGCATTGAATTGTTTGGCAAATTCGCCATGAAGTACTGATTTATAACTGAATTCAAAAACAGGGGTACCCTGCACAGAAAGAAATTGCAGAAAAAGAGAAAAACAAAATTTCTCTAGTATATATGTTTTAGGATTTAGTTATTATTATAGACATCATGGTCACACCACCACCAAAAAACTAAACAATTCAACGCCTTAAAGCCTAACACAAATAAACATTGGGCATACCCCACTTAACCCCTTGAAACAAAACAATTTCCTTTGCGTGCATATTGAATGTAGTTAACAAAAGGTTAACAGCATTCATGCAAAGTGCATGGTTATATTTTTATTTTAAAAAACACCATAAAATAGCTTAACACCTCACTATGATATTAGTATTATAGCCATGCAAAGTGAATGAGGCGCCGCGCGGCTAAATTATAAGGAGGCAAGATACAAGGCAGTTAAAATTAAGTTGACTTAGGGCTAAGGCGTTTTAGGTTTAAGGCGCGAGGCTGCATAGTGACTAGTCACGGCAGGGCAGTTTAATTTTATTGCTTTATAACTGTGCAACTTGGGGGATAGGGCTCGAGGGGATTGAACTTTTTAAATTTGCGGAGATCAGTCCCAAACTGCAAAATTTTCGGGAATTTTTTGCCAAAAATTAAATTCCCTAACTCCTTAACCCTCCCCAACCAATATCGTAATTCCGACATCGTAATTCCCTAACTCCTTCTCAAACAACATAACCCCATTGCCAAACCCCGCCGCCTCATAGTACACTTCGTGGCGGAACCGGCCCGGGGCCTCCTTGCCGGGACGCAAAGCCCGGTGGATCGCACCCTGCCGGAGGATGGCGCCACCCTGCTGGGGAATTGGTCTCTGCCGCTTTGAAACAGCCCGGCTTCCGCTTACTGCTTGCGCGCGCCATAGTGCTGTGCCATAGTGTGGTCTGAAATTTCCCCTTTTGCATGGAGGATACCATGGGCTCAGAAGTCAACACCCCGACCACTGCTTCGCTGATCCAGAACGCGCAATGCCTTCTGTTGGTGTTCAGCACGGCGCTGACAAACCTGAACACGGCGCTGACCTCGATCGGTGTGACGAACATCACCGCGTCGCCGACGGTGGCGGCCACCGCGACGAGCATCGCTGCAACCACCCTATAACCCGAGGACAAGATCATGGGCATCTCTCCACAAACTGTCGAGAGCGGCGTGCCGGGGCAATTGTCCAGCACGGGCGGTGTGTTGAAAAAGGGGAGCGGAGTGCTGACCGGCATTTTTGTTTCGTCGGCATCTGCCACTCCGACGATCACGGTGTACGACAATACGACGGGCACCGGAAATCCGATCATCCCGACTTTCACTCCGGCGGCAGCCACATACTATGAGTTCCGGGCCTATTTCCAGAATGGGCTGAATGTTGTGCTTGGTGGGACGGTGACCGGCGCGGCGATGTACATTTAAGCGAGGGCACGATGTTCAAGAAAAATTTGTGGCTGATTTCCTTGGCGCTGTCTTCTCTGACAGTGTTTTCGTGCCAGCCTGCTTTTGCGCAGATTGCACCCGCGCCAAACCCCTTGTTGTCTGCCTCAAGCTCGGGGATCAACAACGAGAACCAGATTATCCAGTACGTCAATAACATCGACTATTATTTGCAAGGTGTTTTTGGTTCGGGAAATTCTCCCGTGCTTACTTGGGCGTCGGCTGGTGTCCAACAGATCATGGGCGGGTCTGACCAGTCAACCTTTACGGTCTTTGGGGAACAAGGAACGGGCGGCACGCTTCAAACTCTGATTACGAATTATGAAGGCACGTCCGATTTCGCGCACTATGCATTCTGTCATAATGTCCTGTGGACGGGGACAACTGCCACATCGACCTACGACCACACATCGACGAATTACTGCTGGGCGTACACCGATAACGGCTATGTCATGGCATTCTATGCGCCTGCGACGGGTGGTTCTGGCGCGCCCGCATTTGTGGCGACGCCTTCCTATTCGTTGAATTTAATGAATGGCACGACCACACTGGCAACGCCTTTGGCAGTGGCGAACGGCGGGACGGGCGCATCGGCGTTTACGCAAAATAGCATTCCCTTCATGGGTGCTTCTGGTGCTCTGACACAAGATAACGCGAACCTGAATTGGAATGACAGCACCTTGGCTATGACCTTGGGTGGAACATTGACTGAAACCAATACTCTTGCGCTCGGTGCATCTAATATCCTTGCCAATTCGTTCATCACCACTTCTTCCACCAACGCATCGGCGGCTGGCGGGGCGGTAACGAATCTGCTTGGCGAAATAATTGTTACTGGCAGTGGAACCCCAACATCAGGGGGACATCAGGTCGGGTTGAAGGGTTGGCATAGAACTGCGATCACCGCAGGGAATGTACCAGAAGCTATCGCCAATGAAGGGCAACTCGACCTGACCGGACAGACTGGCGGTTCGATTACCGATGCTTATGCTTATCAGGCATATCTCTCTATTGGCGGTAATGCGTCAGCAAACGCGACGAATATCTACGGCTTTGCTGTCCTTCAAGATTCTCAGTACACGGGGACGGTATCGAACCTCTATGGTGTCTATGTCGGACCTCTATCGTCCGTAAGCGGTACGGTCTATTCATTCTACGCTTATGGTACACTCAATTCCAGCACACCGATTATGTATCAACCAGGCCCGTCGCAATTTGGTTCTGGAATGTCAATCGGGACGAGTTCTGCTGGGATTTATGATCTTTCTATTGGTGCCAGCGGTACGGCGGGGGTGCGCCTTAATGTCGGAAACGGCGGTTCTGGTGTTTCCAATTACATGTCCTTCAACGGCAATCGGGCATATGTGGGTTATAATGACACAAGTTCTGATGCTGTAGTTCAAGGCATTTCAGGACGCGGAATAGAATTAAACGTAAACAATAACACGCTTGGTTCAGGAACCGCCCTTAAAATTACAACGACTGGCGCAGTAGGTATCGGAACTACATCACCGACGACAAATACCTTGCTTGATGTTCGCGGTGCTGTTTCTTCATATGGACTTGTTATAAATGCATCTGCACGAGCAGTTAACAATGCGACAACTTCTGACACCATAGCGGCGGGGATAGCCTCAACTTATGAGTCTACGAACTCGGCTACTATCACACTGACATTCGCGGCACCAACCATAGACGGAGAACGCCGTCGTGTTTGTTTGAAGAATGCATCTACTGTCACATGGGCGGTGACGTCTCCAGCAACAGCCGTGGCGGGCTTGCCTACTACGTTCCTTGCGGGTCAATGCGTGGAAGCAATCTATAACTCAGCTTCTGGGACTCCAACAAATTCCCCTGCAACGACATGGATTGTCTATTGAATTTGATTTTGGGGAATGACACGAAATGCAGGCCTTAAATAATTCTAACATAGGGGGATCGCTCAGTCTTGGTGGTGCGATCCCTACCGCTTCTGCAGGAACAATCGACACGGGATCAACATCCAACGCAGGAAAAGTTACAGGTTTATCTGGCGCCACGACGCTAACACTGACTTGGAATGCAGCATCTCCCACGGCAGGCCTTGCTTGCAATTTCACGGGGAGCGCAGCCTTGGCAACACCGGCGATCACGGCACTATCTACGGCGGCAGTTACAGTGACCATGACGGCGTTTACGGGAACTCTGTATTACGTTTGCTTCTAAATAAGGAGTACGGTGTTTAATGCCCGACCTAACCCAACAATTCTCGCAAAACAGAGACGAACTCTGCGACAAGATTGTTGAATTGGATCAGGCTTTGCAGTTTATGATCGGCGACATGGGAAAGATTGCGTTAGGCGAAGTCAATCCCCGCGCCATGCGCAGGTTCGCGGTGCAGAGCTTGCGGGGGCTTAATTTGATTTTGGGGAATGACACGAAATGCAGGCCTTAAATAATTCTAACATAGGAGGTGCGCTATGGGCTTGGTAAACACTTTGAGTACGCTTACAGGACAAAGAGCTGTGGGGCCGAGCCATTCGATTGAAGATCCCGGCCATAACCACGGGCTTCCTGAATTGCTGCCAGAACGCGAAGTTGGCCCGGACGATCCAGAAGACGAAGGTGAGTTTGACCGCGACGGCAACGAAGATCCCGGCACAAATCAGCCGCCCGCGCCGGAGGAAGATTTATTTCCTGAGATGCTTCCGAAGCCGGCAGCGGAAGAACAAGTTCCGCATTCTGTGCTTGTGACAGAGTTTAACTATTTGTCTATCGGGGGCCGCACGGGGCGGCTGCGCGCAGTGGGCACAACAGCCAAGGGTGCGGCATTCAGTCTTACGGAAGAAGTGCCGCCGAATGTCCCTCTGCAGGTCCTGCTGGGCTTTGTGGAAGACTTGCGCCGCAGGTTTGGCCAATGATCCCCGAAGAATGGTCTTCAGTCCAGAGCACGAATATCGACCAAGTCAAGTATGACCTGTCGGCCCATGAGCTGCACGTTCAATTCAAGAATGGCGGGTATTATATTTACACAGGTGTGCCGGTTGAAGATGCAGAAGAAATTTATCATGCCTCGTCCCCCGGATCGTATCTGCGTAGCAACATCATTGGCGTGTACCCTCATCGGAGGGCCTAATGGGACAGCGCGAAGAACTATTAAAGATTTTCAACGAAGACCGCGTTTATGCGCACGAGATTTTGTTTGCGCACCGACATAAGGACACAACCCCTGAGTTTCATCGGCAAACGCTACTTAATTTTTATTCTTCGCACCCGCGCGTGGCAGAAGAGGCTTTTCGCGGCGGTGCAAAATCAACGCTGATCGAGGAATATGTGATCCTCTCCGCGCTGTTCCGCGAGTTTGAATTTGCCGTGTTCATCGGTAACGCCTATGGCATGGCCTGCGAGCGGCTTTCTGCTGTCAAGCAGGAGCTCACAAACAACGACGGCCTGATCGAGTTGTTCGGGGACCAGCACGGTCCTACATGGGCAGAGGGTGAAATCGTCTTGGCCAACGGGCGCAAGATCCAAGCCCTCGGCGCGCGCCAGTCTATGCGCGGCGTCAAGCATAACGACGAGCGCCCTGACTTGGCCGTGGTTGACGATCTTGAAGACGAAGACATGGTCTCGTCAAAGGAAGCCATTCTCAAGAACAAGCGGTGGTTTAACGGTGTGCTTCGTCCCGCACTCAATCCCAAAACAGGGCGGATCCGCGCGCTGGGCACGCCACTTCACCCGGAAGCGCTAATCGAGCAGTTGATGAATAATCCCGAGTGGCTTTCCGCCCGCTTCCCGATTTGTTACATTGACGAGAACGGGATTGAGCAGTCCACGTGGCCTTCCCGCTTCCCCATGGAGTGGATCAATAAGCTGCGGCAGGACTATATCACCGACGGCGCGCTGACAGAATTCGAGCAAGAGTATATGTGCCGCAGCGAGAGTGCCGCTTTGAAGCCGTTCAAGGCCGACATGATCGTTACCGCGCAGGTGCGCCAGACGTGGGTTGCCAAGAAGCTGATCGTGGATCCGGCTCGTACCGTCAACGAGCGCAAGTCGGCGCAGACTGGTTATGTCGTGCAAAGCTGGATAGGCAACAAGTTAATCGTGCACGAAGCTTTCGGGGCCTTCCATCGACCGGATGAAATCGTGGACACTATTTTCAAGCTGGACGAAGAACATCGCCCTGTCGAGATTGCGGTTGAAGTCGATGGGCTCGAAGAATTCCTTATGCAGCCTTTGCGTAACGAGATGCTCAAACGTGGGCGCAGCTTGCCGATTATCCCTATCCGCGCGCCGAAAAATAAAATATCCTTCATTACGGGCTTGCAGCCGTTCTATATCGCCCACGAGGTGGTACATGCAAAGCATTTACCCGAGTTGGATGCTCAACTCCTTCAATTTCCAAAGGGCCGGATGGACATCCTTAATGCTGAAGCATATTCAGTTCGCCTTCGTTCAGGACATCCTGTGTACGAGGATTTTCAAGACGCGAACGTTGCCGAGGTATTGGAACTCGATAGAAAGCGTCCGGTCTTTCTTCTCATGTCTGCGCGACCGGCAATTACGGCAGGGGTGCTCTTGCAATACATCGACGGATGTGTTCGCATTTTCAACGATTGGGTCGTGCAGTTACCCCCCGTCGAAGCCTTCCGTCAAATCGTGGACGACGCCGTGCTATTTGCTGGTCGAAAGGTTGACATCGTGGTGCCGATGGAGCAGTTCGAGAAATACACCGGATACGGATTACCCGGTGCTGCGCGCGCCAACCGAATAGAGGTCAGGCCTGCCGCGATGGCAGGAGCATGCGAAGGCAACTTGAAAGACTATTTGCGCAAGACCATACGGGGAGAACCAGCCTTTCTGATTGATATGGAGGCCCGCTGGGTTGTTAACGGTTTTGCTGGTGGGTACGGCAGAAAGTTAAATTCTGCCGGTGTTTTGCAGGGGCAGACGGAGGACAACCAATATCGCATAGTGATTGAGGCTATTGAGGCCTTCATCGGGTGGTTTGGCAATAACGAGAGTGTTATTGATAAAGACCCGAACAAGCGGTATGCTCAGACTTCAGATGGCCGCACTTATCAGACCACTTTGCCGAGTAGGAACTCTCATGCCTAATGAAATTAAAAAGCCCGTTAGTGCGGAAGATCCGGCAATGACTGGCATGCCAGAAGAACTTGAAGAGGAAGAAGTTTCCGATGTCGAAGACAGGAAAAAAGAATTTTCTACTTCGAAAAAGGTTAGGGTTCAGCTTGAAGAGCTTTATGATACGGTTGTGGCCGGTTTTGATGACAAGCAAGATCAGACCGAGGATATCGAGCGTTTTTGGGACATTTACAACTGTGTGCTCAATGAAAATCAGGCATATTTTGGCAATTCTCAAATCTATGTATCCGCCGTCGCCGACGCCGTGGACGCTCTTACGACGCGCGACAATAATTCTTTGTTCCCTATCAACGGACGCTATGCTACGGCAGTGGGCCCCAATGGCACTGTTCCTTATGACGTTATCGCAATCTTAGACCATTACGCGCGCCAGACAAAGATGCGCGAAAACATTGTCCCTTGTCTGCTGCGAACGGGCAAGGTGACGGGGCACTATATTTTATCTGTGGGCTGGAAAGAAGAAACGTTCCACACGATCCGCAAGAAGAAAACAGCGACGATCGAAGATGATCAGGGCGTGCCGGTCGAAGGGGCTGACGAAGTTGACGACATCGAAGAAGAAGAGATTAAGTCAGGTGGCCCGACGCTTCAAGTTTTGGATCCTCGCAACGTTTGTCTGTTGCCTGCCACCGTTGACAATATAAGCGATTGCTCGATTGTTGCAGAGCGGCTGCACTTTTCAAAAGAAGGCGTGCAGGATGCCATTGACGACGGAACGTTTGACGAGGAAGCGGGCGAACTGCTTCTGGAGAACTTCGGCACCGCAAACAGTCCGAATGAAACGGACACAACTAAAAAGTCGGCTTCCGCTGCCGGCATAAAGCTGAACAGTAAAGGCAATAAAGTCGCGGTGATTTACCGTGTGTGGTCAACGCTAAAGCTAAAGGGCAAAGCGCGCCGCAAGTGTGTGAGCTATTTTGGCGGCGGGAAGATTATTTTGTCCTGCAAGCGTAACCCTTACTGGAATGACAAGATCCCCCTGCTTGCGCAGCCTGCGCGCAAAATGGAAGGCACGATCTGGGGAAAGAGCGTGTTTTATAAGGTTGAAGGGCTGCAATACGCGCTGAACGACGTAACTAACGAGGGCTTGGATAGCTCACAGTATTCCTTGATGCCGATTACCGCGACGGATCCTGCCAAGAACCCGCGCACAGGTTCGATGGTGCTGTCCATGGGCGCGCTGTGGGAAGTGGACCCGAACAGCACTAAATTCATGGAGTTCCCCCAGCTTTGGAAAGATGCCTTTGCCATGGCCGGCACGCTCGGCGACAAGATCATGCAGAGCATAGGCATCAATCCCGCGTTGCTGCCGCACGGGAATGCCGGCAAGAAACCTACCCAAGCACAGGTCGCGCAGGAACAGCAGGTCGCGCAGGAAAGCGTTGCAGATAACATCGCAATTCTCGAAACCGGCATTTTTAACGAGCTGCTGGGCTGGTTTTACGATCTGGATTATCAATTCCGCACTAAAGCGGTCGAAGTAAAACAATTCGGCCAACTCGGAATGCAGGCAAAGATGCAGGAAGTTGAGCCTTTCGAGACCTATACCGCTAATACCTTCCTTTGGTACGGGTCTGAAGGCACAAAGGCCACACAGCAGGTGCAGCAACAGATTGCGGCCCTGAATGTTCTGCGTGGCATGCCCCCAGAGTTATTGAACGGTCGAAAAATCGACATTGGTCCGATTATCGAGCACCTTGCCGAAGTTGCTTTCGGTCCGCGCATCGCGCCATTCGTGTTGATTGATCAGCGCCACCAGCTAAGCATCAACCCGATGGAAGAAAATGAGCTTATGCTGAATGGTTTCCCTGTGACTGTGCAGCAGATGGATAACGACGTCGAACACCTAAAGGCGCACATGGACGCCATGAAAATGGCCCCGAATGCCGAGTTGTTAAAGCTGCACATTTTGGCGCACATGAACCAACTTCAGCACAAATCGCAACAGGCTGCCGGCGGTCCCGCGCCTAAGGGCCAGCCCGGCGTTGGCGCTTCTCCCCCGGGGCAGCCGCGTATCGGCGCACAGCCCGGTGCTCCACGTCCCGCGCAAGCCCCACCCGGCGCAATTCACCAAGATGCAATCCAAGACCCAAACAGGATGCCAAGGTAAGATGGGACTTGCCACGCAAAGTGAAATAACATAATATCAACCCGTTAACTTTCGAGTTGTTCCCGGAAGGAACTTTTCGAGTTGTGACCGATAGCCACAAAGGAGAGACAGATGAGCGACGACGAAACCGAAAACCAAGGCGCAGCACAAGAACTGGAAACAAACACGGGCGTAGGCGATCCTGCCGATGATGAGGATGATCTATTACCGCTTGATCCAGAAGACGACGGAAGTGAAGAGCAAGAACCTGAAGTCGAAGGCGTTGCAGATACCGCTGCCGCAAGTGTGCAGCCGAGCCGCAGCACCGCACGCATTCAGAAGCTTGCGAAAGAGCGAGACGATGCCAAAGCGAACGAAGAAGCCCTTCGCAAGCAGTTGGCAGAAGTTCAGGCCCAAAATCGCTACAATCCGCAAGCGGAAGCAGCGAGACAAGCCGAGGCAGCCCGAGTTGCCGCAATGGATCCCATGGAGCGGGAACGTTACGAAGACAAGCAAAAGGTTGCTGCTCTTGAAGCCCAAGTCGCAAATCTTGGGTTTGCACAGTCCGACGGTCTTGATCGTGCAAGGTTTGAGGCAAAAGCGGAGCTAAATCCTGTCTACAAGAAATACGCCGCAGGTGTTGAAGCCACTTTGCAGGAAATGCGGGCCAAAGGCGTCAATAGCACGCGTGAGGCCATCTTGACCTACAAGCTGGGCGAAGCCGCGCGGAAGAAATTGGAAGGCGGTTCGGCAGCAGGGCAGCGCACAAGACAAGCAGCCCAGAACCGGGTCGAAAATGTGAGGGGAAGGCCTGCAAATCTGCGGGGGGACTCTTCAGGATCAAAACAAGGCAAAACCGAGGAAGATCGTCTTCGCGGTGTTCAAATCTAAGGTTCGGGGGATCGCCCTGACCTTGCAACTTGGAGGTTAACATGGCTAACGTAAACGTATCCCCCACCTTTTCTGCTGATATTAGTAACTTTATTCAGAAGAAAACCCTGCCGCTGGTTCAGCGCCAGCTTATTGCCTATCAGTTTGGCGAAAAGCTGCGCCTGCCCAAAAATCGCGGTACGGTCTATACCGCCTCGCGGTACGATCGTATTAACCTGCCTTTCGCTCCTTTGAGCGAAGGTATCCCGCCCGTCGGCGAAAGCCTCGTGCTGGTGCAGGTCAACGCCGTTGCCCAACAGTGGGGCGACACGGTTACCGTTACCGACGTGGCCGATTTCACCATCGACCATCCGCTCTTCAAGAAGGCCATTGAGTTGGTCGCCATGCAGATGTCGGAAACGCTGGAACGCAACACGTTCAACAACCTTATGGCCGGCACGCAGATCAATTACGTCAACACTCGTGGCACGCGCGCCAATCTGGTATCGACGGACGTTCTGAACCCGCACGAAATCAACCGGGTGTACGGTTCACTGGTTACGATCGGGGCCCCTCTCTTCAACGGTCAGTTGGAAGAAGATGCCAAAATCGACGCCGGTAAGCCTGCAATGGCTTCGAAAGATCCGCGCGGCGCAGAACATTTCGTCGCTATGATCCACCCTTTGGTGGCTCAGGACATGCGTGAAAATCCCACGGTTGTTACCGCGTGGAGCCGTTCGGACATCAACCGCTTGTATAATAACGAGCTTGGTGAATGGGGCGGTATGCGCTTTGCTCAATCCAACATGATCCCCTACTTCACCGGCGTTACCGCTCCGACGACGGCGGCCAATACGACCAACGGCTCTTATGCGACAAGCACAACCGGCGGATCGCTTGCTGCTGGCACGTATTACCTCGTCATCACCGGCTCGGTTACTCAGAACGGTTATGAGCAGCGTATCAGCTTGACATCGGGCGCGATTACGGTTGGCGGTTCGGGCTTCGGCTCCATCGTCGTTACCACCCCGAGCGTTGCGGGCTATACGTGGAACGTCTATCTGGACACGGCTGCTTCTCCGGCCCATCTGGGTACGACCTCCGGCGGCCCGAACTCCGGCCCGTTGGCTGGTCAGGCTGTTCTGCTCACGGGCGGCACCGCTTACACGATCACTTCGGTGGGCTCGGCTCGTGTTCCTCCTGCGGCTCCGGCTGCGGGCGTGACCGTGTTCCCGACCTTTATTTTCGGTAAGGGCGCTTACGGGCAAGTCGTTCTGGATGATCCGAAGTTCAGCTACCTGTCCGGTGGCGACAAAGCGGATCCTCTGAACCAGCTGCGCGTATGCGGGTGGAAGGCGTTTTACGGCACCATTTTGCTTAATCAGAACTTTTTTGCCCGCATCGAAAGCTCAAGCGCTTTCAGTGCAACTTTCGGCTAAGTAGCTGACAGTTAAAGAAGTTCTACAGAGTGTTTGAATTGTCCGAGGCCCATATTGCAATAGGTGCAAAGCAAGCCTCGGACTTTTTCAGGGAGTATAGTGAATGTCCACAAAGACCCTCGGTACGACTGCGCAGACCTCACTGGTTGCGCTGCAATTCCAGCCCTATTTGGCTCCGGCTGATCTGGCCACGATCAATGCCGACATTTATCAGGACAGCAATCCGGCGAACAACACGACGCCAACCGCTGCTCCTACCTCGCTGAGCACCAGCGGGATTTTGACTTTCCCCGGTCGGGACGGTTATATTCAATTGCTACCCGGCGATTATATCGCCGTTGATCCGACGACCGGCTGGCCGATTGTCGTATCTGCTAACTGTGCCGCGAACGGGGCGATCGTTCACTCTTGATAGGAGATAAATATGGGCCGCAAGAAATCTACCGATCTGCATATTGACCTTGGCGCTATGCCTGAGCCTACGCCCGTAAGTGCGTTGTCCCATGATGCCGAGTTGCCGACGTTGACCATGGACGAAATGAAAGAAATTCAGGCGCAGGCGCGCGCTGAAGTCGATGCAGAACTGAAAGCTAAATTGCGGTCTGATTTTCTTGCAAAGACCAAGTCCGACATGAAAAAGAAGGCCCTTTTTGTTGAGGGCTCCGGCGATCGCGGGCAGTTTGTTGAGCGCATTCGTATTGACCTGCCCAAGTTTTCTGACCGCATTACGCTGGATGGCACTATCTACTTCCACGGCGCGACATACCCCTTTGCTCCCGCAACAGCGGCTGTTGTCAAAGAAGTTATGAACCGCCAGTGGCTGCATCATGCCGAGATCAACGGCCTCGACATGAATGACTACGTGGGAATGAAACCCCACAACGCCGTTTTAACTCAACGATCAGTGTAGGTGCAAAATGAATACCGATGGTGCAAAAGATAATGTGGGCGAAAAGCCGGGTTACATCTATGAAATTTCTGCCGAGTTGGGAAACCAGCGGAATTTCTCTGTGCGCGGCAATTTCCCCGTGGGGGCTACGGCAGGATATATCAACGTTGAGCTGGACAAGTTGCTGAAGGCTATTGGCCGCCAGCAGGCGCGTTCTTGCTTGGCGGCTGAAAAGTCCAAGCTGTCCCAGATGGAACGGCAGGCTCTGGCTTTTGAAAAGCGCATGGCCGTGGACTTTGAAAAGTATAAGGGACACAAAACTTTGCCCCAACAGGCTAAGCTTGACCAAGAAACGGTCAGCGTAAATCTGGCCGAACAGCGCAGCCAGCTTCTTGAGCAGAAGGCTCGCATTTCTGAGCTCGAAAAAGAAGCGGAGTAAAATGTGGCATATACCTCACAGCAGATCGTCCAAAGAGCTTGTGCAATAGCCAAGGCTCCGGGGTTTCTTACCCAAGCCGGACAGTATTTGAACATGATCTTGGCCGATCTCTGTGAGACTTATGACTTCGATTTTATTCGTGAGACGCAGGTTATTCAGGCTTCGCCCGTTGTGGCATCCGGTGATGGGGCTCTCCCCACAGGTTATGCGCTTGCTGCAGACCATCTTCGCACCCGCGAAGTTTTTTACTATGTCAACGGCGTTGTGTTTTATCTGACCCAGATGCCGATCGAGAGATACGATCAGCTCCCCCAATCCTCTGGCGTGACGAATTATCCGTGCAATTACGCCATCCGCACCGAGACTTCGCCCTACACGATTTATTTTTACCAGCCGCTTGTGACGCCGCTGACGATCTTTATTCGATACCAGCCGCAGATGCCGGACATTACAAGCCCCGAAACGAGCAGCGTTGTTCCGTGGTTTACCAACCAACGCTATCTTTTGAAGAAGCTTGCTGCCGACCTCATGGCCGAAACGGATGATGAACGCGAGCTGAAATATAAAGTTGAAGCTGAGCGCATGCTTTCCTTGTTCCTCGAAATGAAGGACGACAAGGAAAACTATGCACAAACGATCAAGCTGGATCGGAATGTTTTCCGTGGTGGGGGCAACCTGAAGGCAACCAAGCAACAGCCGCTGTAAGGAATACGTTATGCCCTTGGTAAATGGCCATACAATGCGGTTTCGCCCGCGAAGCTTGTCGGACACTCTGGACGGCGACAACGTGGCAGCGGGGGCTTGTAGCGCGCTTACCAACCTTATCAAAGATCCTGCCACCCCGATGTGTCTGCAGTGCCGCCCTGCGGCAATTCCTTTATCAGTATTTGCCGGCTTTTCGACGCCGGGCGTTGTTTCAGCGGCTTATCAGGTAAACAATCTTGTTTATGGTTTGATCGGATCGGCGCGCAACACGGGCAACGACGAGCCTTTTTGTTATAACCTGACGACGGCGACCTTTGTTACTGTCTCGGGCATAACGGCAGCAAACACGCCAGCCACTCAGGCAACGACCGGCGACTGGACACCCCCCTCTATGGAAATGGTGGGCACCCGCGTGATTGTCACGCATCCGGGCTTCCCCGGCGGCACGAGCGCATATTTTGGTTATTTTGACGTGTCTGGCTATACTGAGACGACGACCGGCAACATCACCGCTGGCAGCCCGACCATTACGGGGAACATTCCTATTACGGGTTTGGGGCCGGGTTATACGGTTTCCGGCACCGGAATTCCTACTAATTCCACAGTGCTTAACACGACGCAAGTGACGCCGCAGAGCACGGGAAACATACACTCGAACACGACACTCGATAGTGTGGCCAATATCGCTGGGTTTGCGCCCGGCCAGCCGATCGTAGGGCTGGGCATTCCTTCCGGGACGACGATTGCAAGCATTTCCGGCACAACGATTACGCTGTCCCAAGCAGCTACGGCTACGACGACGGGCATTACGATCTCCGCGACGGGCACCGTGATCACGATCTCTGCGAACGCTACGGCCACAACGGTTGGGCTTTCGATAACGTTGGCTGGCGGGACAACCGCTGCCCCCCTGTGGGCCGCTGGCAATACCACTAATATCCCGCTTATCGCAGTCCCGCAGCAGATAGCGCAGTTTAATAATCGTCCTTATTTTGCGGTCAAGCAGTATCTGGTTTTCTGTGATGCTTTGACGCTCAACATATCTTCGGCTACTAACGCCTTGACTGTGGGAGATACTTCGCCAATCACCTGTTTGCAGCCTCTGACGATTATCAACGCTGCTACGGCGGCACCCGTATCTGGGCTGCTGGCTTTTAAAGAAAACCTGATCAATCTCATAAACGGCGACCCCACAACCAGCAACTTGACCAATTCAAACCTGTCAGCGTCGGGCATCGGCACCACTTCTCCAAACGCGGTCAGTGCCACTCAGGTTGGTGTGTTTTTTCCTGCAACGGACGGCATACGCTGTGTAGAGTTGTCAGGAACCATTTCTGACCCGTTGCCCGATCTTCAGGTGCCTATTCAGAATGCCCTTTATCGCACGCGCATGAGTTCGGCATATAATAATGGCGTCTATCGGATATGTTTGCAGAACGGTGCCGTTGCCAGCACGCCGTGGCAGGAATTTTGGTTTGATCTGAAGAGTAAAATGTGGACTGGTCCGCACACCTTCCAGCAAGACTTGGCCGTGGGCTGGAACGCAACGTTTATTTGTTTCTCGCATCTTTACCCCGCGAAAATGTATCAGGCCGACGTCGTGCAGGGGGCAACTGCCTCCTTTGTTGAGAATGGCGCGGCTTTGAGCTGGAATTATACAACCAGCACAACGGGGGCCGGTGATGAAGACATTACAATGAATTCTCTTGTGCTAAGCACTATCAATGTGGCTTTTAAGGCCGGTAATCCACAAATTCAATGTGTTGCGGCTGATCAAAACGGCACAATCGTCGGACAGGCAATACTTAGTCCACCGGCTGTCGCGGCAATATGGGGCGCTTTTACGTGGGGAAACGGGACTTTGTGGTATGGGGCTCAGTACGGGCTACAGCCGCGTGTAATCCCGTGGACATCCCCTGTTGTTTTTAGTAAGTTTGTTTTGGGCATTTCGGGACAAAGTGCCTTGGGCTTTTCGATTAGCAATTTCCAAGCCCTTTACCAGCCTCTTGGTTATCCTAGCACCGCGATCGCGGGCGTATCCACTACATAGGAGATATAATGTCAGTCATCCCCTCATTGCCCGTTAACATCTTAAATGGCACGGTTGCCGATGCGACACAGGTGATGGCAAATTTTAATGCTATTGTCACTAGCGTTAATGCAAACGCGGCAAATAATGGGCTCAATTCAAACATTACTGTTCTGACAGGTTTGACCACCGCGCTATCTTCTTCGCAGGGGGGCCTTGGTGTTGCCTCGCCAACTGCGCATGCGGTTTTGGTTGGGGAAGGGTCTTCGGCTGTTGTCTCTGTTGGTCCGGGCACAGCTGGACAGGTTTTGACAAGCCAAGGCGCAGGAGCAGATCCTGCGTTTGTGTCAATGTACCCGGTAGGCAGCCTATATTTCAACGCTTCGAATGCGACGAACCCCGCAACGCTTTTAGGCTTCGGAACGTGGACGGCCATTGCAGGGCTTTGCCTTGTAGGTGTTGGTACCGGAACGGACTCAAACAGTAATACGCAAACTTTCACTGCGGGCACACAGGTAGGTGAATATACACATACGCTTACAACTCCAGAAATGCCCAGCCATACTCATGCGGATGGAGGGCACTTTCATGGGTCTAATCTGTGGAGGGCTACTGGCGGCCCGGGAATAAGCGGGTCCGGACAATCAAACCCCGGCAATACAGATGTTGGATACGCTAATATCCAGAACACTGGTGGCGGATTATCACATAACAACGTGCAACCAAGCATCGGGATTTATATCTGGCAAAGGACAGCTTAGGAGTAAAAATGTTTGTGCAAATTACCGATATGACGCCGGTACAGAAATTCCACAATCAGAAGCTGAGGGATATATGGGACAGAAAGCGCACCAAGAAGCGGTTGATATTGTCAAAGAGGCAATAAAAGAAAGCATTTCCGAGTGGCTTGACGCCAAGTATGCAACGGTGGGGAAATGGACACTGCGGGGGATTTTCTGTTTTGTGTTTTCTTTTTTTGCCCACGCCTACATCACTTTGCACGCTGCCGAGATCAAAGCTGGGTTCGTGGCCACTATAGACCGGATTGGAGCACTAAAATGAGCCGTGGCATTGACCTGAATAACCCGCTGGATCTGGAAATAAACCCACAATTCACTTGGCAGGGCCAGATCCCTACGACGGATCCCAAGGGTGTTTTGTGCAAATTCGACTTGCCGGTTAACGGTATCCGAGCCGGCGCGCGCAACCTGCGCAATCAGCAGCTCCTTCATGGGCTAAAAAACTGGACAGACATCATAACCAAGTATGCGCCTCCGAGCGAGAATGATACGGAAGCCTATATCACAGCGGTGTGCAAGGGCACTGGCGTAAGCCCGTGGGACACAATCAATCTTTCCGATCCTACCTTCCTTGCCAATTCGGTAAAATGTGTTATTGTGCAGGAGCAGGGTATGAACCCTTATAGTGATGCGTTAATTAACCAAGCCATAGCCAATGAGCTAGGCATAACCACAGGAGCGAACACATGAGCATTCTTAGTGATCTCGGAGCTTTCTTTCTCGGCATCAGTGCGGCTACTTTGAACTTTCTGAAGGGTGCGGCAGCGGCATTGGAGGCTAATCCGCAAGTGCAGGCTATCGCCACTCAAGAAGTTCAAGCGGCTGAAACGGCCATTATCGCTGGCGTCGAAGCCGGCAGCGTTGCTACTGGCGCACAGAAGTTCGCCACGGCCCAAGCCGGCGTTGTCTCGCAGCTTGCCGCTGCGGGCATTCCGGTTGTCATGAACCAAGTTAATTTGGCCATCGAAGGCGCGGTCGCTAACTTGGTCAAGCCGGTGGCTGTTTCGGAAGCGCCTGTCGAAACTTCTGCTTCGTAAGGAAAACAGCATGCCCATTTGGCTGTCGGTTGTTTTGTGGAAATTGGTTCTCCCTGTTGTGATCTCTTGGTTGCAAAAGGAAGGATATGTCAATGCCGCAGAAGCACTGGCAGCCAAAGGGACTGTTGCTTTGGTAAACGAGGTCAAGTCGCTAAAGACCTATGATCAATATCCGGGGGATGCTCCCGCGCCGCCGGTTACGACAAATCTAACGTCGGGCGACGGAAATCCGGTGACTTGATATGGCTTTGACCTACCAGCGCGAGCGTTTTGTTGATTTAATGCCAGAACTGCCGGAGATTTTTTACAAGCATTGGCAGGACATAGCTCTTAACAAAGACGCCATTCCCCTTGATCCCGCATGGAAAGAGTACATGCGTCTGGAAACGATTGGGGTGCTCCATGTCACTACTGCACGCGACGGAGAAAAACTGGCAGGCTATATCTTTTCTCTTGTTACCCCCCATCTTCACTATGCTAAATCCCTAACTGCTTACACCGACCTAATGTATCTCCGACGCGAATATACCCGTGGTTTTGCTTGGATCCCCAGATACCGCAACTTGATTAGGGCAAGTGAGAATATGTTGCGTGACATGGGAGTTCAAAAGCGGTATCTTATGACGAAGGTTTACCATGATATGACCCCGCTTTTTGAGCGTCTGGGGTATAAATTCATCGAGAAAATCTCCGCCAAACTTTTGTAGGGGCTAAGATGGGCAGTTCCATATCGAGCTTAATTGGGGGATCTCCTTCTACTCCCAATTTGCAGACCTATCAGCCGCAGTACACTTCGCAGGCGGATACGGGTGCGTTTACGGGCATCCAGAGCATTGCCAATAACAACCCCTATTTGCAAAACCAGGGGGCTTATCAGGCAACCCTGCAAGCCGGCTTAAATGACCCATACGCGGCGGGCGTCCAGACTGCGGCAAACACGGCGGGCCAGCAGTATGCCGCACTGGGTACGCAAGGCATGGCCGACAGCACTGCTTTGAATGCGGGTGCGATGTCGCTTCTTCCTTACGTCTCGCAGGTGGAAAACACCGCGATGGATCCGCAGAATGCGCTTTATAACCAGAACCTGACAGCGGTGCAAAATCAGGCCAACGTTTCAAACGCGCAGAACGGTCTTACCGGATCTCCGTTTGGCGCGGGGAATACCAACCAAGCAACGACGAATTACAACATTGACTGGAACGCTGCGAAGCTGGCAAATCAGACATCCGGCTTGGCTTCTGCGTCGTCTGGGATCAACTCGGCAGGTGCCGGCATGACGACGGCGGCCAACTTGGGCGGGACTGCGGCCACCAATACGGCGCTGTCCGGCGCTGTGCCGAATGTTGCTTATCAGTCCAATTTGACTAACCAGAACAACGCGTTGAACACTTATGGCACTGCCATGACAAACGCGAATAACAATACAAACACGGCGGTGCAGGATTTCTTGGCATATATGGGCCAAGGCGAAAACCAAGCAAATGTTCAGGCTAGCTTGAACCAGACGAATTACACAAACCAGTTGGCCGCTTCCGCTGCACAAAACCAATCAATCGACAATTTGACGAGCGCGGGGCTGAACGGGATATTGGGTGCTACTGGAGCCTCGTCTCCGGTGACTACCAGCACGACGGGCGGAACCACGACTTCGACGCCTGCAGCCGGCTCAACGGCAAATCAGATCGGCGCTTGGCTGGCAACACTTTTCAAGTAAGGATAGACCATGGACCCCACGCTGGCTCAAATTTTGAATACCCTAGCGGGCAACTCGTCGCCGAACGTGCAGCCCGGCGGGGTGTCCGGCGCGCGGCTTGCTTTTATGCAGGGGCAAAATCCGATTGCCAACCAAAAGATGGCTGGAGATGTTTTGTCGCAAAACCAGAACCAGCAAGCATTGGCCGGTATGGGCAACATCAATCCTTCGACGCTTTACCCGCAGGCAGGAAACCAAAACGCTCCGCAGGTAAGCCCCATGCCCGGCCAACAGGTTGGCGGCGGATCTCCCGCACCTAATCCGCCCCCTGTGCAGTCGCAGCCTTTGCCGACGCCGGGTTCTGATATGGCAAACGTCCCTATGCCCGGCGCTACGCCCATGCCGCAGGTTAACGCTTCTGTGTTGCAGCCCGGCGCGGGAAATGCCCCCTCTGGCCCCGTTCCTCCCCCGCCTAGCCCCGCGCAGATGCCGCAGCAAGGACAACAGGCCGCCGCACCCCAAGCGTCGCAGGTTGACCCCCAAGTGGCGCAGGACATCCACCAGAACATGCTTGGCCCCCATGCTCCGCAGTACACCAACGTGATTGCAGCCGTTAAACAGGCCATGCCTAATGCGACGCCGCAAGCTCGCGCCTTGGCCGTGTCCGAGATTATGAAAGATGTGAACTCGCAAACCAATGAAGTTTTGAAACAGTACCAGCAAGCCATTTTAACGCAGCGCCTTGGACAATCTCAAGAGCGCATGGGCATAAATGAGCAGCGGCTTGACCTTGCAAAAGACAAAGCCGGACTTGGCGGCGGAGGGGCAACAGATAAAATTTTAGATTTCAGTGCTAAAAATGCTCAGGCCAAAGCCGCAGGTAACGTCGGTGGCCGCACAAATGTTGCTCGAGCCGATGCCGAAAAAGTTCTTAACGGCCCCGCATTAAAAGCGGCTATGGCTTATTTGCCGCCAGACCAAAATGCGCTTGAGGGCTGGATACAGAAGCAAGGGGCCAATTTTGAAAACAGCCCGCAGTTTAAAGCATTTAAAGCCAGTAACACGTCTGCGGCAGGAGAAATAGCGCGGGCACTTGCCGGCGGCGGCTTGCCTAAAGCAGGGTTGACGACTGAAATTGAAGGCGAACTAAATAATGCCACCGACCAAAAATCTTACATGGCTGTTGTGCAGTCTTACCTAGCCACTACCGGAGCGGCGGCAGGTGCTACCGAAGACGTTGTTAAACAGGGTGGCAACACGCCATCTGCCGGTATTGAATTGCCTACACAAGGCAGTAACGAAGGCTGGAAATTTGAAAAGGTGGAATAATGGCTACCTACATGGCAACCGCTCCTGATGGAAGCAAATATAAGATCACCGCGCCGGATAACGCCACGCCAGAACAATTAACGGCTTACGCGCAGAAGAATTTTGCTCCTGCGCCGAAAGCACCGGAAACGGACGATAGCTATACGAGTAGCATATTGCCTATTTCAAAAGATAAGAGTGGGCTACATCTGGCCGTGCCCGGCATAGTCAAAGGCGCGTATGAAGGCATAAGAGACGCCAACCGATTCACCAACGATATTCTATCTGGCAAACTTCAGCCCGGCACTGAAGCAGCAGAAAGTGCGGCGCGCAACGTGGCTTTGATATTCGCCGGTGGTGGCGCGGGCAGAGCATTGAAGAGTGCTAAACCAGCAGCCACCGCCTTTGATCGGCTAGGCGTTGATTTATCTAAGGCGAAAGATGCGGATTTGGTACAGTCGGCCATTAAGGGGGGTGTCGAAAGGGCAAGGAGTGATATTGCCAGTGCCCCGGGGGTTGCTCCGAGCGCGACCGAACGCCAATCCACGCAAGCTGCAGCGGAAAGCTTAGGACAAGCCCATGCAACGCAAAAGGCCGCCGAACAGCAACGGTGGCAGCACGCGCGCAACATCGGATCCTCGATCACTGTTGACGGCGTTTCGAACATCCAGAATTTGCAACGGATCATCGGCGAAGATGTCGCGGGCCTAAAGGGTCAAGGTGTGAAATCTGTTCAGGATTTAAAGGCCCAACGCTTGCGTGGAGAAGGAGAGGTTCTCGATGCGCGGGACAAAGTATTTGAATTGGAGCAAGCTCATACGGCAGGTGAGGATGTGGGGCCGCTCATGCAAGCTAAGGCCGATCTTAAAGGCAAAAGACTTGAAAACGCCCGAGCAATACTAGAGAAAAAAATAACGGCTAATGCGGATTTAGATGCCCAGATTGCTGAGGCAGAAAAGGCAGCCAAAGAACCGCGCAAAGGCGGGATGCCCACGCAGATTAAAACGGCTGAAGATCTGATCGACCTGAAGCAGCACCTGAACAAGATCAACACGACTAATTTCTCGTCGCAGGAACTGTCTAGGCACCAAGCCGCCAAGGCCGAAGTTGACGCGGCACTGCAGGAGATTGCCGAGCGCAAGCCGGATATGAAGGGGCTTCGCAACTCGAAACTTCCTTTGCAGGATCCGAACAAGCTGGATTTTGGCGATGCTCTAAAGAAGGCAAACGCGCAGACCGAACTGGTCAAAACTCGCTATGAGGGCGATGCCGCGAAGCAGCTCGGTGTTGACAAAGATCTGTTGGCGTCTCTGAAGAAAACAGGCAGCAGCACAGTGGGCAAGGATGCGGCGACCAACGCGATCGCGGGCACCACGGGTATTGTTAATCGGATAAAGAGTACGGCCCATGTGGATTGGCTGAAAGATAATATGTCGGCGCGCGGATTTAACCAGCTTATGTCCGATAAAATAAAAAGCATCCTTGCCGATGTGGGTACAGATCCCGAAGCATTGCGTGACAGCCGCGAACTCGTGGACCATATTCTGAAAGAGGGCGTAGGGCTAAAAGGCACCAACGTAACGGCAAAGCTGGACGATCTTCAGGCCGTGCTAGATAAGCTTTCTCCGCAGCAGGCCGGCGCCTCCTTGAAAATGGCTCCCAAGGGTTATCGCGGATCCGACCCTGCCATTACTCGGGCGCTAAATGCCGCCAAGGCTGCCGCTGCGACGGTTGCAGGCCACGGGAAGCCTTCGACCTATAGCATCGCTAAGGGGGCTGAAGCTTTCGCCCCCGGCGGCACCGCAGAGGCCAAACGGCTTATGAAGCTGCGCAAAGAGTTGTATAAAAAGCCGCCACAGGATATTACTGGCCCCGCGATCGGCGCTTTCGTGGGAGGCAACGCCGGCGATAATTCCCGCTAAACGAAAAGGATCACGCCTTGAAAATCCTCGTCATTGATAAATTCGCCGGCTCCCTCGACTGGACAATGCGATGCATCGCCGACGGCCACCAAGTCAAGTGGTACGTTCCTAACGATGAGAAAGTCGCATTGGTTGGCAAAGGCATCGTGGAGCGCATCTCCGATCCACGCGAGTGGTATCGTTGGGCCGACATGATTATGTTTACTGACAATACCAAGTGGATGCACGAAGCCGCCTCTTGGCGCGCTGCCGGCTGGCCGGTTATCTCTGCGGGCATCGCGGGGGCTGATTGGGAACTGAAGCGGGCCGTTGGCATGGACGTGCTCAAAAAGGCCGGCATAAAAGTTGCCGACAGTAAGCCGTTCACCACCTACGATCCGGCCATTGCCTACGTCAAAAAAGAGATGCGGAGGTTTGTTTCGAAGCCGGACAGCGATGACAACAAAGCCCTGTCGTATTGCGCCAAGACGCCAGCCGATATGGTTTACATGCTCGAACGGTGGAAACGCAACAAGACGCTGAAGGGCAATTTTATCCTTCAGGAATTTACCAGCGGCACCGAGATGGCCGTCGGCGGCTGGTTTGGCCCCGGCGGGTTCAATCGTGGCTGGTGCGAGAATTTCGAGTTTAAAAAGCTTATGAACGGGGATCTTGGCGTCGCTACGGGCGAGCAGGGCACTGTCGTTCGGCATGTGGCTAAGTCCTTATTGGCAGACAAAGTTTTGAAGCCAGTCGAAAGTCAACTGGAAAAAATCAACTACGTGGGGTATATTGACGTTAATTGCATTATTGACGAAGAAGGCACCCCTTGGCCACTAGAATTTACGATGCGCCCGGGCTGGCCGCTTTTCAATATACAGCAAGCGGTGCACAAGGGAGATCACGCAGAATGGTTGCTGCAACTGTACGAGGGCAAGGACGCTCGGAACTTCGAGCTGGACACGGTGACGGTCGGGGTGGTGATGTCGATCCCGGATTACCCTTACAGCCATTTGACGCGGAAGGAAGTGAACGGAGTGCCGCTGTATGGAATGACGCCATCAATCGAGCCCTCGGTGCATCCGTGCGAGATGATGTTGACCGATGCACCTCACGAGGTGAATGGCAAGATCGTGACGAGGGAATGCCTAGCGTCGGCGGGGGATTATGTGCTGGTGACGACGGGTACGGGGGATACGATAACGGAGGCTCAAAAAGGAGCCTATCGGGTCTTGAAGAAATTGAGCATGCCCAACTCCCCGATGTATCGAACCGACATTGGGCAGCGCCTGAAGAAGCAACTGCCGGGGATACAGAGCTTAGGGTACGCCGCGAATTTGAAGTTTTAGAGGCGGATCCTAACAAACTCGACAAGGCGGTAGACCTCTCGCTGGACACCGCTCTGGATATTCTGGAAATGGAATATCTGCCCACGTCACACAGCGATTACATGAAGCAGCTAACCCTGAAGAAGGACACTGCTGTGGCCCTTATAGGCGCAGGGCTGAAGGCCGACGAGAACCGCTTCCGTCGCAAACAGCAGGACGTGATCGCACGGCTCTTTGAAGCTGTGCAGCGGGACAAGAAACTCATTACCATTGACCAATAAAAATCCCCGGGAACTTTCGCGCCCGGGGATTTCGTTCTGCTTAAATGAAGCAGATATCACGTACCAAGAGCAATCAAGGGGATTGCCAAGGCGGTATTGAGTGCGAAGCCTGCCGAGGGGAAAGCTGCCGGCAGGGCCGCGTAAGTGAACGTGGCAGTCACACCCGAAGTTTCTTCCGCCGAAGTAGCGTAGAAGTTCGACAACGAAGCGGAACCAACGTTGGCATTGAGCGCAGGCGTATAACTCGCGGCAACCGCACCGACGGTAGGCATGGTCGATGAAGCTGAAAACGTGGAAGCCGCCCAATACCAGCCGGGAGCCAGATTGAGTGCCGTCGCATAGGTTGCGGTAATAGCTGTGGTGGAGGCCGTAGCCGCCAGAGCGCCGCTATCAGAGCCAGTAACCAAGACGCCGGGAGCGCCGTTCACGTCGGTATAGAGACCAACGTGCGCCGCGCCGCCTGTTTGGCCCGTGCCGCTGTAGAACGAGATCGTTTTGATCGCGGCATTGCCGGGGATGTAAACAGGATAGGCATAGATCGTGGAAGCGGTGGTCAGCAAAGTGCCGGGCGTAGCGCCGGGAGGCAAACCATAGAAGCGGCTGGCCGCGAACGGCGTAGCTTGGCCCGTGCTTTCGGGATTGGCCACAGCAGCGAGATTGGCATTAAACTGGTTGATGACGTTGTTGAATTCGTTCAACACATCAAAGCCGGGGATTGGCGTCGTGTATACGGGTACGGGGGTATAAACCAACATGATTATTTCCTTTGGTTAGGGTGGCCTTGCAAGATGCACCTTCAGCACTTTACACGGCTTTGGCATGCAAGGGAAGCACCTCTTTTAGGAAGACGTCGCCCACTTGCGGGTGGCTCATATCGACCTCCCAACAAGGCACTTTGCCGCCCGGAACATCCAAGCCGGCATTAAGCGAGGTGCGGCGCGCGCGATCGAGCAAGATCTGTTGTGCCTCCAATTCGTTAACAACCATTTGATAGGGTTGCCCCAATTCGTTAAGTTTGTTGCGGATCCAGTTGGTGGACACATAAAGGCGCTTTCCGGCGATTTCATATCGCATGTGTGTCTCGCGGGTAGGCCGCTGGCAGACAATGGTTTGCTGGCGCGGGTGGAAGGGCTTATCAACGATCAAGCAATCGCTGATATAGCTCTCATAGATGATTTCGAGCAACGACTGGACAGGCTCGAAGCGGGTAACGCCCTTGGCCAACTGCATGACCTCTTTAAGCGCCCACTCGATGATCCGCTCGACCGAGAATTCCATCAGGCCCATGTGCTTGCAGATCATGCCGGCCACGGCCACGGAAGCCACGAGGCGGATCACGTAACGGTGGGAGGTTTGGGCACTCGTAACGGAGGTGTAATGCTCGATCAGGCGCTTAATCTGTGTGCGACAGTAATCAATCACGCCCGGCTGCAGCAGATAAGAAATATAGGCACGGCCCGCATAGCCCCGGTTCATAATCAAGCTGTCGCCAAGATCACCGTCGATCGCAAACACGACGTCCTTGGGAACCTTCATCTCGACTTCAAACACGCGGTTGGATAAGGGATCATCGCCCGCGCGCTGGCAGCAGTTGATCGCATCAACCAGCGACTTATTGGATGCCGAGATCAGGATGTTTTTCCACGTCAAGTCGATCGGGTTTACGGAGCCATCAACGCGGCCACGGTGTTTGTCGCGCCCGCCGGTATAGCTTTCCACGAATTCAGCGATCAGTTCAGGGTGCCGGCTGCGCAACTCGTCAAAATTTACCGGAATGTTATTCAGTACGCCGATGGTACGGAATTTAGCGACTTGGGTATCCGACGACAGCAGCCGGATTGCATCGAGCTCTCCCCAAACGCTGGCAATGGCCGTCAGCGCGGTTGACTTACCCTTACCGCCTTCGGGGCTGACAAGAGAAAGAATGGCACCACCTTCGCCGGGAGGCGTGACAAGGGCGATCAGCGGAGAGGCAAAGGAGGCCAAAAGCGCGAAACTCTGGGCTTCGCAGCCATCGACAAACAGGCGATTGGCCACCGCGCTCCACTTGGTCAAACTGCCCATGCGGCTGGGTTGTAGCTTTTTGCCGCGCAGGGTGCACTCATTGTTGCCCGCTGCCGACTCCTTGCTGCCGTCGGACTTATAAACAGTGCCCGCTAAATAAAATGCCGAGAAGTCGTCTTTCCAGCCAAACTGGTCATATCGCATGGCTCGATCCTTTCCTACGAGTTGGGTATATGCCGCACCAACATACCTTAAAAATAATTTGCGCGTTTCTGGGTCAAGCATGACCGCACCGTGTTCAGCAAGTTCGCCCCACGAGCCCATGCTTGTCAGTGTCTTTGCGCTAAGCTCGAACTCAACCCATCCAGCGAATGGCTCCCATTGGCGGAAGAAAAGGCCCTGCTTGCGCTCTGTCTCTCCATCGCGCACTTCCGAGAGGTAAATGGGATGGTTGGTAAAAGGCTTGTGGTAAGACTTTTCCGTGCCCTTTTCGTCTTTGTATTTTATCTCGATAGTAATTTGGTATTTAGCATTCATCCCATAGCCGGGCGGCAGAGGCGGAAATGTCTCGCCTGCACCGGCGGCCACTGTTGCTGCTGCTTCCTTTTGGACGCGCCCCAACACGATAGGGCTGGTAACCGCAAACGGGCAGCCCGCACAGCCGGAAGGATTTAGGGACTTAAATCGTTCGCAGGTTGTAGGCCCGCTCGCTGCTTTAGCCTGACTAAACTTCCGATCAGTTTCGTCGGGTGTATAGGAAGGGTACCCTGAAGACCACTCGTGAGCACATGAATGCCCGTCTGCGCAGTGGGCGAGCACTCCCAGCCCTGCATACCATAAAGGCTCTGAGATATTCCCCCGCGCGTCCCTAAAACCGCGTAGCTGTGCGCATTGAGAAACAGCGACATTTGCATTGGATGGCTCCGCGTTTGTGTAAATCGCACTGGCGGCTTTGCCTATGTCCCCGAATTCTGAGAAGGAGGGAATTTCTGCCGCCGCAGAAGTTCCGATAAAACTGCTTTCTGTTCCGGCGACATTCTCATTTGCACTTGCGCCGGAGAAAGCATGGGTGTCGGGCATGAGTTCAAGGCACTCAACAGGGCGGGGATTGTTTTGTATTTTATAGTTGTACGTTCCCGGAGCCCGAAGGATAGAACTGACATCCGAAGTTCTGCTGCTGTCAGCGTCAAGTCCGTTAGTTGCAGCGAGAACTTTGAAAGCCTTTGCCTTGGCTGTCCATTCGGACGCTGCAAAGCATCTATCATTCCGCCAATAGCAGTGAACACCCCCACCGGAATATACGATCGTGGGGTAAGGCAGTTGTACCTTGTCGCAAAACACATCAACCGCTGCGCACGCAGCGTCAGCATTCGGATACGGCTTTCCTTCTCCCGCGTCGATGTCCAGCCAAAAGCTTTGAACAAACTGCGCATTTTCCTGCCTCCTGTTGCCCGGCTCTTTATACGTCGCACACGCAAAATAGGCATCCCACCCCAACGCATCAATGCGTTGCAGGACTTCCGCCATATCTTCAACCGACTGTGTAAAGCCTTGCTGAGGGCGCTCGCCCTTTTTCAGCGCAACCCAACACTTATACCCGTCGCTTGGAAGAACGTGCCTTAGAAACTCTACCAGAGACACCATCGAGAACCTGCTG